CATTAGCAAAGGCAGAATTGAACCCTGCTTTAAAAACTCCAGTAATACCAGGAACCAGTCCACGTGCAACATTCAGACCGAATGTGCTATTCGCAGAAACAGCAGCACCACCTACTTGTGTTACAGGGAAAGGATTCGCCGTAGTTACTAGTTCGCCATCGGAGGTAATAATACCGTGGGTTTCATGAAACTCATCATTTACTCTAATCTGTGACATGTTAGATTCCTAGGAATTGCTTGAATGAAACTGACTCTTGGATCCCAAGACCACGACGAACATCTTTATACATCTCGCGTTTATGTGCTGTTGACATAGAACTTGGCGCCATTGAATGAAAAGTTTTCTCATCACCAGAAGATGCTGCCTTGCGCATCTTAGTCGCAGATGCACCAGCGACACCTTCGTCGGCATCAGTTCTAGTTCCACCAACTGTCTTGACTTTGATAGAATCAAAATTGAAATGTCCGTGGCGACCTTCGACATTATTATACTTGTTTATTAATGCGTGATACTCATGCGCTCTATCAGATCCAGCATGGACAACTAGATGTTTGACACCTTGACTATGCAATTTAGACAAGTGGTGGAGTAATGTTGGTGCACCCTTACTCAATGCCTCAACATTCGCTGTTTGAAATGCACGCTTTAGGTGCTTGACTTTAAGATCTGGAGTCAGTGGATTCTTATTACCATCATGTGTTGCAGTAGTAAGAATGGTATGTTGTGCATTGTCTTGTCTTGCTGCATTTAAAACATGATTGATCATCAGCGCATGCCCAGCATGAACAGGTGCGAATCTACCTATTGTCAAGTGATGAGTTTCGCTCATTATCCTCTGCTCGCTCTTAAGATTTCACTACGTGCACGATTCGCTGCCGAGAATCCTTCACGGTCAACAACCTTTAGACCATTGAAGACATAACCTTCGCCACCTGATGCAGCACCCCCAATTGATGTGCGGAAACCACCTGCTCCAGAAGAATCTATTCCTCTCGCAAGGTGGTTAGTTGCTTGTTGCAAGTGGCGATGTATTTCGAATGTTTTGTAGAATTGTTGTTGGTTCTTAGAGACATGATCAATCATGTCATCCATCACCTTTTTCTTTGCTGTCTTTGACTTTTCAGTCTTTACTGCATCAATCTTTTTCTGATGCCATTTGGCAAGATAACTCTTATACCCCTGTGTCGAGGGCGTATCATCAGAAGTAATAGTTGAATTAATATACTGTCTGAGAGTTTGCTCGTGCCCAACATGATGATCATGAGTATGCGATGCCATCAGTTGTTCTGCCTGTTTCAGATGTTCATCTGCTTTAGTCTTATATTCTTTCGGGATTCTGTTTTGGTCTTTTGACACAAGGTGTTGGACAAGATGAACATCAGGATGATTATTGAATCCTGCTAAACTTGTCAGAGGTTTGGCACCAGAAGAAGTTAGTTTACTGTGAATTACAGCACTTACTTTAGATTTGGCAAGTGCCTTACCTTCTGGACTATCGATGTCTGTGTCATATTTAATTGTGTTTGGTGTGTGAGAAATCTTCCCATCCTCATGCTCTCTAGATTCTCGATCTGACATGTATCCGCCCTGATACTCTCCTGGAGTAGTCGGAATAACTTTAGGAAGATGTTGTAGAAGTAACCCAAGTGGTTTAGCGAGATATGGTTTATGACCATGCTGCTTTTCGATATCATCTTGGGAGAAATTGTAAGAAGAACCTGTCCCCTTATACTTGACACCGACTTTACCGTCTGCTCTACGAATAACATTGAATGACATTTTGTCATCAATCTTACGAGTCATGCTTGGTGCTTTGCTTGAAGCAACCTGCTTCAGAGTTCTCAGTGCATGTTTTGCTGCTTGTGGTCCATCGAATAATCTATCGGATGGATGCTCAATGTGAAGAATTGCTGCTTCGGAAAGAAATGATATGAAACTTTGCATAAGGTTCCCAATATAATGTTACCCCCTATTTATAACAACTTCTTCCCATGTAAAATTCAACTTAGTGTCTGTGTGCACAATAGATTCTATGTCAAATCGTGGAGTATATATTAACATGTTCTCATCATCATAGACTGGAATCTTAATCGTATCATCCACCCTTGCCTTTCGACCACCGCGACGGCAAGTCAAAACCAACCAATCTAGTTGGAGTTTTTGATATTTTTTCTCAAGATGGGATAGGAGTTCACGATCTCCATAATGGAATGGCACGAAGGATTCATCATAACCACCAGAATCCAAGAAAAGTTTTCTGGGTATTAGGAATTGATTTAATGCCATATACGTGTCTCCTCGACCTTTAAACTTGGCATTAAGTTCATACCAAGAATTAAGATCGAGGGTTTCGTTTTGCAATTTTTTAAGATCGGATGGTTGTATTGTGTAGTCTATATCTAGAAACAATAACCAATTAGATTGTGCCAAGTTTGCGCCAAGATTGCGGCAACCATGACTATTGAATCCAATATCTTCAGTAACTCGATACAATGAAAAATTAATATTATCATTTATTGTATGTTCTCTGAGAACATTTTCTGCAGGTTCTATTTGAGAACCATCATCAAATAATATAATATTTACTGGAGTATTAAAGTTGTTCCATCTCTCGATCTGAGTTTCGAGATAAGATCTTTCATTGTAATATGTTTGAATTATTGTTATGTTATTCCGCAACAATTCCCGCCATCTCCTCGGAGGCATCAACAACAGTCAAGTCAGTCGCAGGAAAGTCAACCGACTCGGTCAAGTGATACTGCATGTATTCATTGTGTGTCATTGTTTCTTCAACATATAGTTGCCAACCAGAAAGAGTTTCATGAAGTTGTGGGTAATGATTCTCGATCATATGTCGCTTGGAATCCATGACCTTACCAATCTCAGGTAGTGTTGGTTCGTAATCAAATCTAGCAATGATGTATTCCTTGCCGCCAGATGCTCTCCACAGAGGCATGTCTTCTGTTCCGGCATTAGTCCATACCAATGTGGTTGCGACCAACTTCAATTTTAGTTCTTGTGTTTCAGTGTGTTCAGTCATAATCTATCCTCTTATTATAAAATGGTGATGCCAGTAGGATTCGAACCTACGACCTAGAGCTTAGAAGGCTCTTGCTCTATCCAGCTGAGCTATGGCACCAATTACTTTTTAACTATACTATACTTATTGGAATTTGTCAAGTCTTTTCTCGAAATTTATCTCTATCAGAATACACAAACCATCCTGTCGCAATATATTTTTTTCCAACTAGATCTGGATTTGCTCTGTGAATGTGAGTATATGCAGCGGGCCAAATAACCAGTGTTCCAGCAGTAGGTTTAAATTCTAATTCCTGATGTTTGAATTCAGTTTTTCCACCTTCTTCAACATCATTTAAATATAACATCCAAACTGCAAATCTTCCAGGAGATTCTTTACCCGAACCTTGTTCATGATGCCATTGATGAAATCCCCCACCCGTGTCAGAACGTTGGAATTTCCATCCTGCTGAAAATACTTCAAAGAAAGATTTAGAAGTTGCAGAATATGCATTGTTATACTTGCGCCAATTGCGAGTTACCGCTTCAACTATCTTATCTTCTGATGATTTCAAGGAATCATATCTACCAACAAATATATTCCAATCAGTCCTAGAAGAATCATCGGACAAAATACAGGCATTCCCAGGATCTGGGCGTGAAATAATATCATCGATTCTATCGCATGCCTCGGCACATTCCTCAGCAGTTAATACGTTCGGATATAACTCTATAAAATTAGAAGTCAAATTTAGACAACTCCCTCGTACGCAATCCAGATGGAGTCCGCTCAAAAACAGGAACAGCATCTTGTCCTGAATCGGTGATACCTTGTTGCGCAGACAACTCTAGATCGAACAGTTTCATTTTTCCACGGTCGATGCCAACCATGAACCTTTTATTTATAGCAGGGTCATTATACCGATTCTTCAACTGCTTGACCATAAGTTGACCCATGTTCTCAAGTTCTTCAGTGGAGATG